CTTCCTAATATATCTCTAGCCGTAGAACTTTTGTTTGCTAGTATGGCTATGTTTGAATTAGGATTGAATAAAGCATAATGCAAAAGATATGAAATTGTAGTTGTTGATTTACCAGACTGTCTAGGTAGTTTACAAATAGTAAACCTATTATTATGAATGGTATCAACTATCTTTTTTTGAAAACCATACATCTTAAATGGCACTAAACCCTCATCAAGTGATACTATCTTAATATAACTTTCCATAAAATGCAATGGATTGTTAGCACACTTTTGATATTCCACAATTTGTTCTTGTGTATATTCAACAGGTGTATTGATCTTTTTGAGATTCGGATTTCCTAAATAATTTTCAGACATTTAACATTCCTTGCAACAGTCGTCTGTACCACAACTCGGGTGTTCTTCATTAGTTATAACACCCTCTATATGTGTATAACCTAATCGAACAGCTTGTGTTACTCTTTGATTGCCTTTTATTACACTATATAATTTTTCTTTATATATTTTACCACCAGCTCCATATCTAGGAGTTTCTGATATTGTATGTTTGGTAATTTCTATTGGTTTATTCATAATGTCTTTTATATCTCCAACACCGTCTGTAAGTTTAGGATTATACTTTTCGTAATGATGATTATAAGTTAAATCACTAATCTTTAGTATTATCTTTTTCGGGTGTGATGTCTTTGACTTTAGTATTTTCATCTTTATTTAACATCTTTTGTAATTCAGCTGTTGATCCTACAAACAAAGCATTTTTAATTTGAGGACTTGCTGTCTTTGGTAAATCTTTTAAGTCTTTAAGTTTCTTTTGCAAGTCTTGGAGTTTATCTACTGTATCGGCTACATTCTTAATTAAAGCGCCAGCCACCTCATAGGCTCTCGGATGTTGTCCTTCTCTAGCAACATCAAGTATTCCTTCTATTGCCTCTTGGCCTCTTTCAATTAGATTGTAATAATTTTCTCTGCTGTATTTGTAGTCGTTATCTACATCTGGAGATTCTTTATTCTCTTTTCTAGGAACTAAAGGTTTAAACTCTTTAGCTTGTTTAGGCTCTTTATTTTCAATACCTAAAATCTCATTAACTTTTTCTTCTAACTTTGTCATAATGTAATATTTATATACTATTTATTCGTCTGTATCCGTTGATGGATTATAATTTTTTCCGTCATTAAAATCTGTGATAGTTGTTGTAAATCCAAAATCATCATCAGCGTCTGAGGTTGTTGGGTTTGGTGTTATTTCAATTCTAACCTCTCTACTTTCATCACCAGTTGTATTTGTATGTAAATCAGTTTGTACTGTTTTAACAACTTTTTGAGTTTGTGCTGGGCCAAATAGATAAGTTTTTGCTGTAAATCCAAGTGTATAAGTAACGGCTCTACGAGTTGTAAAGTCACCATTATAACTATCATCATAGTTTACATTATTTAACACAATAGGCACATCTCTTTTAATATTCAAACTTGGTATAGCATTGACTGTCACCGTATAATCTGGTTGAAAGAAAGGTAATATTTGTTCTACAATTTGTAGGCCACTTTCTGCCGTTGCTGTAAAGATGTTTAAGTCATAAGAAATATTATAAGGAACAGGCATATAGTTATAATCTAATATCTTACCTTCAGCTCCAGTTTTTACAGCTCTAAACTTTTGAATCTTATTTAATTTTCTACTAGCGTCATATTGAATTGCAGATATTTCAAATGACATACGAGGTAAAGTAATGGCCATTTCTCTTTCATTTAAATTAGGTTGTTGGTCTAATCTAGTTAAAAACTTTTCTTTAGGAGCATAGGCCAAAGGAACTCTAATAGATTGTATAACAGTGTCGTTAGAGTCTGTTCTTTTGATTTGAATATTATTAAACAATTGCCCAAAGGCAACGGTCATCCTCCTCATTGATTCGTTGTAAAAGTAAGTTCCAAACATTTCTATAATCCGTTATCTATATCCCCAAATGGGTTTGATTCTGTAAAGTCTAATATATCATCTGCAGTAGAGGCTGTATCAAAACCTGCCTCACTATCTAAATCATTATTATCAGCATAGGTTGATTGAGTTTGCAAATCGTAATCTTCATTGATAAAGTAATTAGATACTCCACCAACACTATCATTTTCTAATAGTAAAGCACCATCTTCGTTTTCTAAACTAACTTGATACGATAATTGATCTAATGAGTATTGTGTTTCAGCACTATCAATGTCAGTAACACCAGTATTAAGTTTTTCTGAAGAATATTCCCAACGAGTACATCTTAATTTGTAAACAGGTAAATTGCCGAGTTGAAAGAATGGCTCTTGGTCTTCAACAAATTGTATTTCAAAAAAACTATTCATTAAAGGCATATAAATTATATCACCTTCATTTGGTCGGCCATCTTTAATTAAAGTATGAACAGAGTCAACAGCGTCTTGCCATCTTCGTTTGGCAACCATAAAAGTTGTATCTTCTCTGATCTCTAAACCAAACTTAGATATAATTTCTTGCGATCCAGCAAAGCCTTCCGTGGTCTCCATATACATTTCAATTAAATATGAATCATCAAATTTAGAAAGAGTATCCTCTCCTAAAATTAAATCTCTATTTACTAATGTTCGTGGAAGATAATAAACGTCTTTGCCGTATATCTTTAGGCCTTCTATGATTAAGTCCTCAAAAAGTCTTTGTTCATTGGTGTTCCCAATGCCGTTACCGTTCTGGAAATAATGATTAACTGCCATGGCACTATCCTATCATAAGGGGTTGTGACATCTCAAATGAGTTTCTAATTTCTTCTTCTAGTTTTTGAATTTCTTGGATTGCTTCTGAATATATTTGTTGACCATTTAATGTAACCCCACCTAACATTGTAACCCCATTAAACTTGCTAAGATTGGCACCCCAATTTTTTTTAAATAAAGCAGTCACATATCTTTTTAAAATCATATCATTGTACACATCTGTATAAGTTTCTGGATCCAATTTACGATATGCTTCAATAACTAAATATTCGCCAACTTGTAAATCATCTGTCCAGTCCATATCAATGTATAGTCTGTTATCATTTTGAACAAATCTAAAAGGTTTTTCACCTACTAGAATATGGTCTAAAAAGTCCAAGTGTCGCATCACAATATCATAATTAATAATAGATGTTGAAGAAAAATCATATAGATCATTTAATCTCATTTGATACCTAACATCAAATAAGTTTAGATTACCTTTATTTGAAAATGGGAATATATTGATTACTGATATTACACTTTCAGGCACAACGATATAGTTATTACCTTCACTCCAAGTGGTTGTAACGGAATTTTTAGTTACAGATTCATTTGAATTGCCAGTAATTCTGTCTTTATCGGTCTGTGTATATTGATACTTTAGATATGTTCTACGAATACCATCATAGTGATATTGAGCGTAATATTGTAATGCTTCGTCCAATCTATCTTCTAATTGGTCGTCATCTACATTTATCTCAATAACAGGCTTACCTAGTGTTCGTAAAGCGTATTGTTTTAACTGTTCTCTTGTAGCTGGTGTTGCCATATAAAAAAGGTCCTTTCGGACTATTTATATGATTAAAATATTAAAAATTAAAGTATTACTTCTTTAATTCGTCTATTTCTTTTTTAAGTTCTTTTACGGATTCAATTAACACTGCACAAAGTCTTTCATATCTAACTGCTTTAGAGCCATCTTCTCTTGTTGCTACAAGTTCAGGTAAAACTGCTTCTACATCTTGTGCGATTACACCGACTTCTTTTTCATCAACTAAATGTTTATGTTTTTCTAAAGCTTCTTTAGTCCAGTTATAGTAAACACCATTTAACTGAGAAACTTTATGTAAAGAATTTTCAATGTTAACAATATTTTGTTTTAAATTTCTATCAGAAACGTAAAAAGCAGTAACGTCTCCTGTTGCTGTTATAGCACCAGTAACCGCCAAAGTAGATCCATCAAAAGTTAAATTAGCTTCTGCATTTTGTGCGTCTGTACCAGTTGCAGTAACAATTCTGTTGTTAGAACCATTAGTCATAAAGTCTGATACATCAACAGAAATAGCATCTGCTGCAACATCAATACCTGTACCTGCTCCAATATTTAAAGTAGCAGCTCCACTAGTAGCTCCACCTGTTAAACCAGACCCTGCTACAACTGAAGTTATATCACCAGTGTTTGTAGTAAATCCGCTATCATTGTTAAATCCTGAAATAGCAATATTACCTTTTGTAAGTTTTTTCTGTGCGTTAACGCTATCTAATACAACAAAAAAATCACCATCAGCATTCGAAGTAGATGTAGTTAATTCTGATAAATCAACATCAA